TCCGTATCAGCACTTCCGCTGAAAAACGTGCTTCCGCTGCTTTGGCTTTGGAAATCCAGCGTAACTTAGTTGGTTTCTACGGTTTCAACAGTGGCTCAAACTTGACTTACGGTTTCTTGAATGATCCGGGCTTGCCAGCATACGTTACTGTTGCTGCTTCAGGCACTGGTAGCTCAACATTGTGGTCAAGCAAGACTTTCTTGCAAATCGTAGCTGACATTCGTGTCGCTGCTGCTCAGTTGCAAAACCAATCTCAGGACACTATCAACCCTGAAGATATGGAATTGACATTGGCATTGCCAACAATCTCTTACCAATACTTGTCAGTAACCTCTGACTTCGGTATTTCAGTTCGTGATTGGCTCAGCAAGACTTATCCTAAGTTGCGTGTTGTTTCAGCTCCACAGTTGAACGCAGCAAACGGATCTGCAAACGTGTTCTACCTCTATGCAGAGCAAGTTGAAGATGGCGCAAGCGATGACAGCCGTACATGGGTTCAAGTTGTCCCAGCTAAATTCCAAGCCCTAGGTGTGGAAAAAATGGCTAAGGCATACGAAGAAGACTATGCAAACGCAACTGCTGGCTGCTTGTTGAAGCGTCCTTACGCTGTTGTTCGTTACTCAGGCATTTAATAGGACGGGGGGTCTTGTAGACTCCCCAATCTAGCTGATGTAAGATAGGATAGACGGGAGAAATCCCGTCTTTCTAAACATCAAAAAGGATAACTGAAATGGCTAAAGCCTCTAAAATTTATGTATTTTCAACGCTGGCAAACGACCAACTCTATACGAATTGGCTGCAAGGTGGCGGGGATATGCCCATCAAGGGTCACTCTGTTCTCATTAAAGGTGGGACAGGGGTAGCAAACGATAGATTGATTACTCCATTGGGTATTTCGACAGAAATTACTCAATATGATCTCGAAGAACTTCAAAAGAACCCTTCTTTCAAAGATCATGAAAAAAATGGATTTATAACGGTTAAAGACAAAAAAGCGGAAGCTGAAAAAGTCGCTGCCGATATGAATTTAAAAGACGAATCTGCTCCTTTAACAGACGCAGACTATACAAGCGAAGATGGTCCAAAAGTAGGCAAATAAAATGACATCCCTTACACCAGTCTACAACGATGAAGCATTTCGGAATCAGTTTCCTCAATTTGAGAATACGACTATGTTCCCTCCTGCTCAGTTGGAAAGCTGGTGGACTATGGGGACTGCCTATATCAACATCGACAATAACTACCCTTGGAATTTCAAATCCAAGCAGCTTCAGTTAGCAATCGATTTGATGGCTGCCCATCTTGCAGCCTCATATACGCTCATCAACTCAGGAACTCCCAGCGTGATTGTTCAGGGATCGTCCGAAGGTACGGTGAGCGTATCCCTAGTACCTCCAGCCATTAAATCCGCTTTTGGATGGTGGCTTGCAACTACTCCATACGGTGCTCAATTAAGGGCTCTATTGAGAGTGGTCGCTAACGTAGGTCTCTACGTTGGTGGAAGCTATGAGAATCAAGGCTTCCGTAGGGCTGGCGGGTATTTTGGATGAACCAGCTTAATCTCGACAAGATCAAGGCAACGCTTGAGCGTGTGCCTGAAGAATTCGAGAATATGGTAGCTCAGATCGGGTTTCCATCGGGCATTAATTACGAAGACGGAACTTCGGTGGCTTATGTAGCTGCCATTCAAGAATTTGGAGCTCCAGCAGCGGGGATTCCTGCTCGTCCGTTTATGCAACCCACTGTCAATGAGAAAAAAGACACTTGGGTCACTATTATTGAAAAACAGTTGCCAAAGGTAGCGTTAGGGAAAATGTCGGCTTTTGATGTCTTGGATTTGGTGGGTATGGCTGCTGCTGCAGATATTCAGACCAAGATCGCCAGCATTTACACCCCTCCAAACGCACCAGCAACGATCAGGGCAAAAGGATCGGCTAAGCCATTAGTTGATACTGGATTGATGCTTGCATCGGTTCAAAATGCCGTTAATAAGACTGGCTCAGAATTCACTAGCAAAGGCTCATAATGTTTAACGTCCGAGCTCTTGCCAACAAATACATTCAGGTGACAAATAAGAACCAGCAAATTAACTGGGTTCAATCCAATGGATATGTCACCGATGACGCTGGTAAACGCACTCCCAAGACCATAACTTTGACAGTTGAGGCTCAGGTACAGGCTTTAAGCGCAACCGATTTAAAGCACGTTGATGGGCTTAATATCACTGGTGTTATGCGCTCTGTTTATATGTATGGAAATGCTGCTGGTGTAGTTAGAGCCGATCAGATTGGTGGCGATATACTGGTTTTCCCTGAAGCCCCCGGCTGTTGCAATCGTAACTGGCTAATCACTCAGGTTATGGAAACATGGTCTGATTGGTGTCATGTAATCGTTACGCTTCAAGAGGACTAATATGGCAGCCACTTTAGATATTAATGACCAAGACGTATTCCGAGCTATGGTCACGTTTTTTAGATCTTTTATCCCTAACGGGGTAGAAGTGGTTCAAGCCCAAGACAATCGAGTATCGATGCCCAAGGGTGGTTTTATTACCATGAACAATACGGGTATGGATCGCCTATCTTTCAACATTGATAGCTATGCCGTCAATCAAGATAAATTTATCCTTACCCCAACAAAATATTCAATGCAGCTCGATTTTTATGGTCCAATATCTCAAGAGTGGGCTATGCAAACTGTTGCGTTGTTTAGGGATGAGTATGCGACTGAAATTTTTCCGTCAAATATCCAGCCTCTGTATGCAGACGATCCAGTCCAAATTCCGCTTATTGACGGGGAAGCCCAATATGAGCAACGCTGGAAATTGGTGGCGAGTTTACAATACAACCCAATCGTATCAACAACCAAACAGTCGATGCTTGGAGTTGACATCGGACTTGCTCCAATAGATCAGACATTTAACCCCTAGGAGATTTTATGAGTACCATTCCTTTTTCAGAAGTAGTCCAAGTAGTACCGTCAGTTTTATCGGCTAATGGCATAGCAGTTGACCTCAATGGTCTTGTGCTTACTCAAAATGCTCTAGCTCCTAACGGTTCAGTTTTGCAGTTCGCAAGTGCTGCCGATGTTCAAGACTATTTCGGTGCTAGTTCAGACGAAGCTACAGTCGCAAACGTATATTTCAACGGTTACAACAACGGCACTCAGTTGCCCGGTGACTTGCTAATGACCCGTTATCCTGAAGCTGCTGTTGCTGGCTGGCTGCGTGGCGGTTCTATGGCTTCTGTAACTCTTGGTCAACTTCAGGCATTTACAGGCACTTTGGCTATTACCGTTGCTGGTGTTGTTCAAACTTCAGGCACTATCAACTTGACTGGTGCTACAAGCTTTAGCAATGCTGCAACAATTATTCAAGCTGCGTTTACAACCCCCGGCTTTACTGTTGCTTACAACTCAACTCAAGCTGCTTTCGTATTCACTACGACTACAACTGGCGCAACTCAGACTATTAGCTATGCTGCTACTGGCACTTTGGCAACAAACCTACGCTTGACTGCTGCTACTTCAGCGGTTCTTTCTCAAGGTGCTGACGCTGCGGTTCCTGCAGAGTTTATGGCTGACATTTTGTCTCAGACTCAAAACTGGGCAACTTTTATGACTGTTTGGGAAGCCAGCCTGTCTGAAAAAGAAGCTTTTGCACAATGGAGCAACTCTGCTGCCCCACGTTGGTTATATGTATGCCAAGACTCTGACGTAAACGCATTGGTGGCTAACAATACAACCACTTTCGGCAACTACCTCCAAGTAAACGATTTGGTAGGAACTTGTGCGATTTTTGGTGACAAGACTCATGCTGCATTCGTTTGCGGTTTTGCTGCTTCTTTGAACTTTACCCGTCTAAATGGACGTGCAACTCTTTGCTTTAAGTCTCAGTCAGGTCTAGTGGCTTCTGTAAGCAATGCAACTGACTACGCTGCAGTATTGAGCAATGGTTACAACTGCTACGGTGCTTTCGGTTCTAACAACCCTGCAAACAACGCTAACTGGTTTACACCGGGATCTGTTTCAGGCGAATGGCTATGGGCTGACACTTACTTGAACCAAATTTGGCTCAATGCTAACCTCCAGTTGGCTATGGTTAACCTATTGACTGAAGTTGGCGCAATTCCTTACAACTCACAAGGTAACGGCTTGATTTATTCTGCTGCTCTTGATCCGATCAATGCTGCTGTTAACTTTGGCGCAATTCGTGCTGGTATCAACGTTTCTGCCTCACAAGCTGCTCAAATTCAGTATGCTCTTGGCTTTAACGCTGCTCCTACGATTGCTTCTCAAGGTTTCTACTTGCAGATTAGTGAAGCAACTGCAGAGACTCGTGCTGCTCGTTTGTCTCCTCCAATCACCCTGTATTATCAGGATGGCGAGGCAGTTCAACAAATCACTATGGCTTCTATTGCAATTCAATAAGGATAAATTATGTCAACAATAACCTCAGCTAATTCGGTTTTATCGCTTGCGATCAACAACTACTTCCCAGTCCCTCAGATTATTCAGGGATATGCGGTAGATGATGCTTTTGAAAGCGAAGCAGTCCAGCAAGCAGAAATCTTGATGGGTGTAGATGGTATTTTGAGTGCTGGTAAAGTATTTGTACCGTACAAGATGACCATTCACCTTCAAGCAGACAGCCCAAGCGTTTTCTTATTTGACGCATGGCGCAACGCTCAAGATGCTGCTGTTGATGTTTTTTCTGCAAGCGGATCTATTACCCTACCTTCAACAAGTATGGTATATACTTTGCAAAACGGCTTTTTGACTCAGGCGACACCGTTCCCTGCTGTTAAAAAGACATTGCAACCACTCGTTTACGAAATTACTTGGCAACGAATCATTGGCGGTCAAATTTAATATATGGCAAGAAAAGAGTCGACATTCGTAGCAGACACTGGCAGGGATAAGGGAAAAACTTTCCATATCACTGAAATGTCTGCTTCACAAGCTGAGAGCTGGGCTTTCAGGGTTATTCTCGCTATCGGCAATGCTGGTATTGAGATCCCCGATAACCTAGCTTCTCAGGGAATGGCGGGTCTAATGGCGGTGGGCTATATGAACCTTCTCAAGATTCCATTCGAGGCTGCAAAGCCTCTTTTGGATGAAATGATGGGATGCGTTCAGATAGTCCCAGCCCCTAATGTTAAACGTCCTTTGATTGAAGATGACATCGAAGAAGTCAAAACTCGTCTCATGCTGCGGAAAGCAATTTGGGATCTGCACATGGATTTTTTTTTAGACGCAGACAAGTCGACTTCGGGATCAGAAGCTCAGGAACAAGCAGCAACCGCCTCGTTGAGTATCAAGCCACAGCGCAAACGATAGCAACAGTAGTCTCGTCAAGACTGGCTACCCTCCATGAACTTGATACTGTCTATGGTGTTGAGGATTTGTGGATACTCCTTGAGGTTCATGCCGTTGATCGGCACAACGCTTATATTGTGAGTCAAAAGTAATGGCAACCGTCATAGACAGTTTATTGATTGAGCTTGGATTAGATACATCCAAGTTTGACGCATCGCAAAAGAAGTCCGTAGAGGAACTTCGCAAGTTTGACGAACAAGCCCAAAAGACAGCTAAAAACACTCAGCAAGGCTCCAAAAACGTTGGAGACGGCTTTGAAAAAGCTCGTAATGCCCTAGTTTCACTTGGGGTCGCTTTTGTCGGCATAAAAGGTTTTACGCAGTTCTCCAAGGAAATGACCACTACGAATTCTGCGCTTGGTAGAAATGCTCAATTATTCCAAATGTCTGCCCGAGAGCTTGATGCTTGGGGCGGGGTACTTAAAACCGTAGGTGGGGATGCCGAAGCATTCCAATCCTCAGTTCAAGCAATGCAACAAGGTATTGCTGGAATTAAACTGGGTGATGCTGCAATTCTTACCCCGCTGGCTCGTTTAGGAGCCCTCAGTTCAGTTGATCTGAATAAGGGTACTGTAGATATATACAAGCTAGCTGACGCTCTCAAAGCGTTCAAAAAAGAGAATGGTGAGCAGCTTACCTATACGCTGGCGCAACAACTCGGAATCAATAAAGAGACCTATATGGTTCTCTCGCAAGGCTCTCAGGCTGTTAGCAGACTCTATGATGAGCAATACAAGCTGTCAGGGGTAACTGCAGAAAATACAGCTAGAGCTCAAAAGCTTCAAGAGCAATGGGGCTTTACAGATCAGGCTTTATCCAAGGTCAAAAATACCTTAATGGATCAACTTTACCCAGCAATGATGCTGACAGCCAAAGGAACTCAATCATTTTTTGAGGGATTTGTTGAGGCTGACAAAAAGCTGGATGGGTTTGTTTCGCAAATAGCATTGATTGGTGCTGCTGCCTTAACTTTGCAAACCCTATCTTCTTTGAAGTTGGTGGGTGTTTCCGTAGGATCAGGTCTTGCTGCAGCATTCTCCCGAGTATTTGGGGCTGCTGCTTTGTTATTCCATAGCGGAGAGCTCAACAAAGGCGAAGACGCAGAAATTGCCAAGATTCATGCTGCACAAGATAAGGCTATGGGTGGCGGTGCTGGCGGTAAGTCAGGATTGCCTCGCAACCTAAGAAACAACAACCCCGGCAATATTGAGTACGGTGACTTTGCCCGTAGAAATGGTGCTACTGGTAGTGATGGTCGCTTTGCCATTTTCCCTGATATGAAGACAGGCGAGAATGCAATGGCAAACTTGCTTATGAGCTATGCCAAGGGCGGTACTAATACGATCTCATCGATCATTAGTAAATGGTCCCCAGCGGGTGAAAATGGTGCTGCCAATACAAATTCGTATATTTCAAACGTAGCAAGGGCTACTGGAATTGATCCAAACAAACCTTTGAGCATGGGCGAGTTGGCTGCCGTTCAAAGAGCAATGACCAATCAAGAAGGTATGGTCGGAGCAAAAGCT